ACACTTTTTTGTAGTAAAATTGATTTTTTCACAATATGCCATCATAATTCAGCAGCAGCGCATTCGCTTCCTTGATGTCCTTCGGCGTGTAGGTGTCGGTGATGAGGATGGAGGAGTGGCGGGCCTGATCGCGCACGGTGAGGATGTCGACGTTCTGGCGCAGCATGTTGGTGATGCCGGTATCCTTCAAGGAGTAGAATTTATATCGTTCGGAAAAACCCAAGTCCTTGCGCAGGGTGCGCGTCCAGAAGTCACGAAACTGCTTTTCAGTGTAGTAGGAAGGCCCCGGTCGGCAGCCCTCGCTGAAAAGATACTCATCGGCATGGTGGTTGGTGAGGATGTCGAGGTCGACCATCAGGCGGATGACCTTCGCCGGCAGCGTGATGACAGCGTCGTGCCTGTTCTTCGTGTTCGTGCCATGGAGGCGGAGCGTCTGCTTCCGCACGGAGATATCCCCAATACGTATGTGGCTCATCTCTTTCGGGCGGATGAGACAGTAGTGGCACATGTAGCATGCCAGGAGAAAATGGCGGTGCTTCGTGGCCAGATACTCATGGATCTGCGCCATCACGTCGTCGGGTATCACGTCGCGGTTCTTCCCCGGCTCACGAATCTTCAGGGCAGAGAAGGAGGCAGCAGGGTCGGTCTTCACGTACCTGCGCTCCGTGAGATAGTGGCCGAAGTTCTTCAGCCAGACGAGATACCCATTGCGCGTGCGGATGGTGTTGTTGCGGTCGATGAAGACATAGTCGAGGAACTTGCCTACCACGAAGGCGTCGAACTGGTAGGCATAGGTGATGGGAATCTTGGAGGAGGAGATGAACTGCTCGAGGACGTGAAGGCGTGAGGAGTAGGTCTTGAAGGTATCCTCACGTAGGCTGCCCTCGTTGAAGAGCTTCACGAGGTAGTTCCGGTACCGGCTGACCACCTCAGGCCATAGGGTGTACTGCGTGGGTGTCTCCGCCTCGATCCAGGGATTCCACCCCGACATCAGCTTGGCAGTGAGGTCGGCGATGATCCTGTCGGCTTCGGCACGCTGCGCCCGTTTCGTCTTGATGCGCCCGAGCATGATTTTCTTGCTCCGCAGCCTCCCGATGGACGGGTCGAATGCGGAGAAAGACACATACACCTGCGATTTCTGGTGGAAGGTTGGCAGGGTGTAACCTTTGATTTGTGCGAACACCTCCCTGTTCGATTTCTTGTTGGCATCCATGTTGATTGAAGTTGTATTTTCAAGTCAAATGGTGCCAATATTGTATACTGTATAGGGTCAGATTCTGAAAACCACCCATCGACCATTTTTCGACCAGTGGTTTTAAGCGACCAAGGGTTAACCAACTGATAAACAGCGGGTTAACCCTTGTCAGGTCGGGATTACTGGAGCATTTTTCGGGATTCATCATTTTGTATGTGCTTGATTATCAACTTGTTGCGATTTTGTAAATTGATGGTTTTTACGGGTTTTTGACTTGTTTTTCGGTGTCAGAAAAGAGGACAGAGAGTTTTTCCTTCAGCGTGGCGTTCTCGGCGATGAGTTGGCGGTTCTCTATCTTCATCTCGCGGTATTCATCGAAGATGAAGCGGAGAGCGGATGGAGCTGCGGGCGTGGTGGATTCTCCATAGAACATGGGCGATTTTCCCAAGAAAATATAATACAAATTGAGGGCGGGGAATGCGGAGAAAATCTTCTGAACGTCGATTTCCTTCACATAGTCGCCCAGGTGGTTGAGCCAGTCCTCACGCAGTCCGCAGGCCATGCAGAAGGCGCGGTCGCTGTATCCCATCTGGCGTGCTGCCTTCTGCAGGCGTGACTTGATACTGCTCATTGTTTCTGCATTTTCTCGATGATGGCAATCAGGCGGTCGATCTGTTCCTGGCTCTTCTCGTTCTGCTGCTGGCATTTGTCTATCTGTCTGTCACGACTCTGTATGATGTCGAGCAGGCGAGGGTCGCAGGACTGCGTTCCCTTAAAAGCGGTGCTATGGTCATAGGCAGCGATATTGTCGCCTGCAGGCTGCTCATAGAAATCCAGCACATTCATGTCCATAGCAGCAGCTATCTTCTCAATAAGTTTGGTTGAGAGCTTTTTGTTGTTGAGCTGTTTCCCGAGATTCTGTTCTGACATTCCAATCTTGTTAGCAATCTCCCGGAGGGTAAATCCCCTCTTCCAAATTTCGGTTTTTATACTCATCCCATCCATTTCCAAACGAATTAGTTTATTATTTTCTAAATTAATGTTAAATATTAGACCAAAGAGTTTAGTTTTAAACTATTCTTACTATTTTTGTAACGGATTTCGTAACTAATTTCGTTACGAAAATAATAATAAAAATTGAAAAAACAAAGAAATGGACGTTTTTCTGATTAAAAAATTCTACGAAGGCCTTGACCGTGGCGAGAAGGGAAAGTTCCTGCTATGGCTTCAGGCGACTCTTGAGATCTCTCAGACCACTGCCATCACCCGTATCAACAGCGACGGATGGCGGAACGTGGAGCGCGATGCCGTGATGACCGGCATCGACAACGGCACATGGAAGCAGTGATCATCATTATACTACGGGTGGGCAGGCTGTGCGGTCGGTTCCGCGAGGAAGTGGCTATAAGTGCAGTGCCCACATTTTTAATGACTTCAACTTAGAAAAAAAATATGAGAGTAGCAGAATTTGAGCAATCTATATATGCGAAGGGCGCACGTACCCTCGAGATGCGACTATACCACAACCATGTGAAGAACGCCTTCGGGCGCATCGACAACAAGGTCGTCATCTGGGATGACCAGGGCTATGCCTTCTCCGCCATCATGCCTGATGGCATCGACGATGAGGAAGCGCTCGAGAAGATGAACCGATACCATTATGACCCCGACCCCGAACTCAACCTCGAATTTTGACGACGGCTATTACGACCGAGTGGCCACACTGCTGTCGAGGATGGAACCGGGGCAGTCCATCACCATCACGAAGATTGTGAAGCCCGAGAACAGGGAAAAGTTCATCGAGTGCTTCCGCCGTTTTGCCGGACTCGCACTTAACGGTCCATATTGGTTCGACTGGGACGATGAGAAGATGATCATCACCAAGCACAAGCGATTTTGGTGAGTTTTTTAAAAGTATAATGTATGAAACCAACCGACAAAGACCGTATTCTTGAAGCCATTGACCAGAGCGGTCTTGACCAACTCATCGGCAAGGACATCCAGCTGTCGAAGAAGGGCATCCGCTACTATGCGCGCTGCCCCTTCCACCGCGACAAGGGCCCGAGCTTCGTGGTTTTCAACACGCCACGAAAGGCTGGTGGCCATGCCGGCTACTACTGCTTCGGCTGTCACAAGGGAGGCGATGCCATCTCTTGGATGACCGAATACCATGGCATGAGCTATCAGGAGGCCTGCCACCATCTCGCCGAGCTGAGCGGCATCGACGTGGACGAGGGCGAGATGACCGACGAGGAGCGGGCCTCGATGCAGCGTGCCGAGAACATGAAGAGCGCGCTCGAGCAGGCTGCCCGATGGTTCGAGCAACGACTGGCCGACGACATCGCCCATGAAGGCGAGGTGAGCGCCATCCTGAAGGAGCGCGGAGGATACTCCCCCGAGGCCATCAAGACCTACCGTCTGGGCATCAGCGGCAAGCGCAGGGAGATGACCGAGGCCCTCACGAAGAACGTCTCCACCGACACGCTGAAGGCTGCCGACCTCGTCCGCTACGACGAGCGGTGGCACGAGTATCAGGACAAGTTCGGCGACCGCATCATGTTCCCCTACCTCCGCATGGGCAAGGTGGTGGGCTTCACCGGGCGCAAGATCATGCGACCATCCGAGAAGACCAACTACAAGTATGTGAACACCGGAGAGACCGAACTGTTCAAGAAGGGCGACAACCTATGGGGACTCTCGCAGGCCACAGCAGCCATCAAGGGAGCAGGGAAGGTCTACATCGTGGAAGGACAGTTCGACGTGCTCGCCTGTTTCGACAAGGGCCTGCGCAACGTGGTGGCCGGAAGCGGAACCGCCTTCACCGAGGCGCAGCGCAAGGCCATCAAGCGCATGGCCAGCGACATCACCTTCATGCTCGACGGCGACGATGCCGGCATCCACTCCACCCTATCCCACATCCCCGAGATGCTTGGCGAAGGAATGAACGTTCGCTGCGTGTTGATGCCCGAAGGAGTGAAAGACCCCGACGAGCTGTGCCACCAACTCGACACCGACCTGCCCGTATGGCTCGCCAACCACGAGATGTCGTTCGTGGAGTATATGCTGCAGCCCCGCGTGATGGGCGAGAGCAGCACCGACATGGTGAAGATGGCCAGCCACCTGAACGAGGTGCTGAAGACCATCGCCCTCGTCGACGACGGCATGCTGCAGCGTGCCTACATCAAGCGAGTGGCAGAGCTCAGTGGACAAGACCACGATGTGGTGCTGCAGCAGTTCCGTGCCATCCGCAAGGGCATGAAGGCCGAGCAGCGCGACGACATCTCGCCACGTCTGGAGGGCATTGAAGAAGCAGCCAAGTGCATCGGCGAGGACCACGATGCCGTGGAGATGGTGACCTCGTGGGACCAGTTCATGCAAGGCTTCGAGGAGCGCCCGGTGGTGATGGCCGTGGGTGTGCCTGCCGACAGCGAACTGCAGAAGATACGCACACTGAGCAACACCATCCGCGTGATGATGCCCGACGAGGAAGTGTCGGCAGAGCGCGAGTCGGGCGACCTGCTTCTGCTGAAGGCCCTCTACCGACTCGGCTATCAGATCATCATCGGCACCGCCAACGCCGACGAGGACTTCCTCTCCTGGTACATCAACATCTACACCTCGCTGCTCAGCGAGAGCGGTGAGGACGCCACCGAACTTGAGCGCGACACCTATATCGACCGCTGCGCCGACATGATAGCCTTCGCACCCACGGCCAAGCGGGTGCGCTCGATGGCGCGGTGGGCATCCGGTCTGGGCATCTCCACCACCGCCCTGAAGGAGAGCGTGAAGGTCATCGTGTCGGAGCATGCTGCAGCAGCCGGAGCCAAGACCTACACCCCCGACGAGTCGGAGGAGGAGTTCGACTTCAAGGACGGCAGCAACACCGTGCCCGACTACGTGACCAACAACCCCGACTACGCCTACATGCTGCGCCGTTTCCATTTCTACCCACGGCTCAACAAGAAGGACGAGCCCGTGTGCTACATGTTCCAGAACGGCGAGAGCGACAGCTACCATCGTGTGTGCGACTTCTTCATGGAGCCACTCATCCACATCTACGACAAAGACCCCAACGAGAACAAGCGCATCGTGAAGCTCTACTCCATCAACCGCCATCTCGACGGGTCACCCGTCAAACCCAAGTATGTGGAGTGGACCACCGACACCTTCACCGGCACCACGCAGCAGCTGAAGTCAGCCCTCAAGCGTGAGGGACCCTACAACCTCGAATACGCCACCTCCAAGGGCATGGAATGGGAGACCGTGGAGACATGGATGTCGCTGCGCTTCAAGGAGGCCTTCAGGCTGAAGACCCTCGGGCAGCAGAAGGAAGGATTCTTCGCATGGTCGAACGCCATCCTCTGCCCATCCGACAAGGACAAGGACACCTACGAGATACGCTTCCTCGACAACCTCGGACTCGTCAACTTCAACAAGCAGATATACTACTGCCCCGCCTTCTCGGAGATCTACACCAACGACCGCATCGACGATGACCCTTATGAGCAGGACAAGTGGCTCTTCTACGAGGAGACCCCTACCCCACGTCGCATCACCTTCGAGTACTGGGCGAAGCTCTTCGACGAGGTCTACCGCATCAACAACAACGGCAAGTGGGGCATCCTCTTCGCCATCATGAGTGCCTTCCGCAGCGAGATATACCCAAGGGAAGGCAAGTTCACCGCCCTTTTCTTCATGGGCCAGACATCATCCGGAAAGAGTCAGGTGGCCACCAGCATCAGGGCTCTATGGATGAAGCCATCGGTGCCCATCTCCAACCTCAACCAAATCTCCGAGGCAGCCTTCTTCTCGATCCTGGAGCGCTACCGCGACATCCCCTGGCTCTTCGACGAGTACAACGACAAGGACATCTCCAACGAGAAGTTCCAAGGTCTGAAGGCACTCGTCTACGATGGCAACTCGAAGCAGAAGCGACGCTCGGCCACCGGCAACGACATCGTGTCGACGAAGGTCAACACCTCCATCGTGCTGATGGGGCAGGAAGCCCCGCAGCGTGACGACAACGCGCTGGCCAACCGTGTCATCCTCTGCGACGTGCCCTCGCACGATTTCACCCACGACCGCCATGCCACCGAGATATTCGAGGAACTGAAGGGCTACGAGCGCGACGGTCTGTCGTACCTGCTCTGCGACATCCTGAAGATACGGCCCATCATCCGCCAGCACTTCGTCAACTACCGCAAGATGTGCAACGACGAGTTGTCATCGCGCATCGTCATCTCCGGAGGCCGTGCCGGTGACCAGACCCGTATCGTGCACACAGTGTCGTTCTTCTGTGCCATCTGCAAGATCATCGAGGACAAGTGCCCGCAGCTGAAGTTGCCGTTCACCTATGCTGATTTCATGAAGCTGGCCATCGAGAAGGTGACCTATCAGGTGGAACTGCTCTCGCATACCGACAAGGTGTCCACGTTCTTCGCCTCCATGGACTCGATGCTCGACCGCAAGATACTGGTCTATGGCCGCGAGTTCCGCATCGAGCGCTACAAGGACCGCATCCTGAAACTCGACGGAGGCGACAAGGCCATCCCCGAGGGCACCCGTCTGCTCTACCTCTGCGTGAAGAACGTGCACGACCTCTACCGTCGCGACAAGGTGAGCGACGAGCCCATCTCGCGTCAGACCCTCATCACCTACCTCAAGGCCAACCCCGCCTACATCGGCACGAAGAAGGGCGTGCGCTTCACCTGGCAGGAGCCCGACTATGTGGCTCGCACAGACAGCCAGGGGCACGAGGTGGATGGCGCGATGCTCACGATGAAGACCGAGAGCAAGGTGAACTGGTGCCATGTGTTCGACTACGACCGTCTGCAGGTGATGATGAACATCGACCTGTTGCGTGACCGTAGCGAGGAAGCACCAGAGAACCCTGACGAGATGCCTTTTTAAATATGGATTTCCTGGATATAGTGAATACTTCATGACTATAAGTATGTGTTTTTGGTTCACAGCGGTGGACACTTTGATTTTCTCATCACGATGCCGTGAGGCATTCCTTTCATATTTATAATACTTTTTTATTCTACTTATTAAATCTGGACACATCACACCCTGCCTCTTGCGACAAGCCGCAGGTTTTACAAAAAAAAGCCCCGGATGGTCTATGTGGTTCGACTCCACGTGTGGGCACGATTCTTAACAGCAGCAAAATGAAAAAGAAAATGTACATCACTCGAGACCGCTACAGTCCATTGGTACACCTATGGAGCCGAAAACCCACCAAAGACGAAGCGGCAGGCAAATGGAACTCCGAATGGCCAATGCCCGAGTTCATCACCTATGGAGATGAATACGAAATAGTCTCGTGGGCATGGGACGAGCCATGCGAGTGCGAAGTCACTTGGGAAAAAGACAAAAGACTGCTTAAAGTTGAAAATATTGTCGTAAAAGACCGATTACCATTTTAATCAAACCATAACATTATGAAAATTTACATTCAAGATTACAGTAAGCCAAGCGAGGCAGAGAATCTGCTCTACAGCGCTTTACGGTTTATGGAAAAAGGAATTTACCTTCCAGCGAAAAAGCACATCACACAAGCATCCTTGCTCTTGCGTCAATTCCTCGCAGGAGGCAACTTGGTCATCGACCCTGATGCTGTCGGGTTAATCAAGGGAGAAGATTTCTTCGACGAGCACCAGCTCTCCTTCATCCGCGACGAGTTCGCCTGCATCATGGAGAATACCAACAATGCGAACGGCGAGCTCGACATCATCAACAAGTGCTGCCGGCTGCTCGAAGACCCGGAGTTTGAGAGTTTCGAGGAGTGGCAGAAGAACACCTCGGGCACATGGTGTGAGAAAAACATAGAGGAGGAATGATCATGGATTTCGTATCACAGCAGCCGAATGGCAGATACTGCCGGTTCTCGGGCTTCGTCGACACCGTGACCAACTACAACATGACTGCGGAGGAGTACATCGAGATGTGCGCCGAGCAGGCAAGAATCAATGCAAGGTTTGAGCTGAAGCACTGCCTTGTTCCATTCAGTCAGGTGAAGAACTGCTTCCTTCCGACCAACGACTCCGTGGAGGACTTCAACGATATGCTGAAGGCGATGGGAGACAATGAGCTACTTAACCCGGAAGACTTTGAATGAGCATGGCAACGAAGACGAGAAAAGGACCGAAATATCTCATCGGCAAGTTCAGGCCAGCAGCAGGGTGCTGCCTGTTTCCCTACGAGCCCATCTATTGCCTGCTGGTAGGTCCGCAAGGGGGGACGCACTATGTCTGCTCAATGTTCAACTCCTGCCCGGTATCGTGCAGGGAATATGTCAACATAAAACTGGAGAGAAACAAATGAACCCACTCAGCAAACTCATCCGGGAGATGTATCCCAAAACACACATCACGCCCATCAGCGTCATGTGGGCGATAAGGCAGGCCGTCATGGGCGACCATGTGCCCCTCGAGAACCCACCATTCGACACGAACCCCTAAACACCCAAAGGTACTATGGCAAAGAAACTCTACGGCGGCACGGAGGTAAAACCGCTTGAAACCATGATGAACCGCTTCGTCATGGATTATAGCGTGGACATCACCACCGCCTTCAACGGACTGCTCGACTACATCATTGGCTATTTCGACCCCACGGGCTCACCCATCGAGGGCTGGCCGTTCAAACAGGAACAAAACAAGCGGATGCACGAGATGATGTATCAATACATTCAGATCATGGATGAGCAACTCGCCCACAAGCAATGGTTTGATGCCTGGGGCGACCTCTTCATGGCTCTCTACGCCAACGGAGCCGACAAGAACCAGTTCTTCACGCCCCCGTCGCTTGTCAATATGATGACCGAAGTGGCGATGAGCGACCTCGGCGAGCCTACCCACGACGTGCTCGGTTTTGGCCGTCGGCATATTATCAACGACCCGTCGTGCGGCTCATCACGCAATCTGCTTGCAGGTCACGCCAAATATTTGTATCTCTATGAGCGCGAGCCGTTCCTCTCCGGCGAAGACATCGACTCGCTCTGCTGCAAGATGTCGGCCATCAACATGATGATGCACGGATGCTTTGGCGAAGTGGTGTGCCACAACACCCTTGCAGAGCCCGACAAGGTGCGGCTCGGCTACATCATCAACGAGTCCCGATACCCCATCCCCAGCACCCTGCCCAGCATCCGACGCAGCACCAACCCCGCCCACTTCGCCTGCACCTCGGCCATGTTCATCATCCGAAGGCAAAACGAGGCGAAGCGGCAGACCGAGAGCAAGCCAGCCGACACGCCGGCAGAGACGCCAAAGGCAGAGGAAAGGAAAAAACCAGTACAACTCACACTTTTTGATTTATGATCAAGAGAATCACTGAAGAAACCATAGCCATGCTTATGCAGAATGGCATCAAGGACAAAAAGCAGATTGAAACCTTGCGAGATGTGCTTCTCGTTACATTAAGCAAGTATGAAATCAAAGAAAAGGAGACTTCGCTTGTGGTATATGACAGCACCGATGCTAACATCATAAAGCGTTTTTTTGTGGCAAAGACCACATGCGGATTGTCGGCTCGCTCGCTGACCTACTACAAGCAGATACTCAAAAAGTCGCTCGAATCTATTGGCAAGCATTTGAAAGACATCACAGCAGATGACATAAGAGCCTACCTGACAATAGCAAGACTGAAAGGTTCATCAAACGTGACGCTGAACAATGAGCGGCGTGTGCTTTCCTCATTTTTCACCTGGTGTCACGATGAGGAATTTCTGCCACGCAACATCATGAAACGAGTTGATAAAATCAAGGTCGAAAAGAAAGTCAAGAAACCATTTACCGAGGAGGAAATGGAAAGACTGAGGACTTTCGCAAAGACCGACCGCGATAAAGCCATCATCGAATTTCTCTACTCCACCGGATGCCGTGTCAGTGAGATGGTGGTATTGAACCGTGACGACATCGACTATGAGAGCCGAGAAGTAACCGTATTGGGCAAGGGTAATAAGCAGCGCAAGGTGTTTTTGTCATACCGCTGCATCGCAGCCCTGCAAATTTATCTGAGCAAGCGGCTCGATAAAGACCCTGCGCTTTTTGTAAGCATGCCATCAAATAGATTTCCGCATAGAGATTCACAACGGCTACTGGCCAGTGGTGTAGAGATCATGATACGGACCACGGGCAAGCGGGCAGGCATTGACAAAGCACACCCACACCGCATCCGTCGCACGGCTGCGACATTCGCCCTGCGTCGTGGAATGCCCATCGAGCAGGTCAGCAAGATGCTTGGTCACGAAGACCTGAAGACTACAACCATTTACGCCAACTCGACCCTCGACGAGGTGAAAGCATCACACGACAAATTCATTTGACCTATGAACGACAACGACTACACCCTCACCAGGCTGCGCATGCAGCGCGAGGTTCTTCTCGACCTCCTGAAGGAGTACCGAGGCAGGACCATCGACAACATCATCGACAACATCAACCAACGAATTAACTATTATGAAAGTCATACTTGAGGTATCAGAGAAGGCCATCAAAAAGGCGAAGGCCATGATACTTTTCCAGACAGACGTCGACGAAAAAAGAGTCGACTGGGCCATAGAAGAGTGCAAACAGGAGGACGTGACCGAGATACAGGATGCGCCAATGGGCTTTACTATGCTGGAAAATAGCATGAAACTGCAAATCGGCTTCGCAGTTCTCGCAATAGTTCAAAAATTAAAGATTTTAGATGATGAATAGACCAAAGATCATTGAGGCACACATGGTGCCGGCGGGTAACGTCTCGCCCGACATATTCAAACTTCCGTGCGTGGTCGGAGCCATCAAAACAAGAGGTGGTAACACCGATTACACAGTCGTAAACGGTTACTTCCAAGGGCGTGAAGTTGCAGGCTATTGTGACTATATATGCAAATCAGATGACGGCAACTGGTTCGTGCTCAGCGCAGATGAGTACCACGAATATAACCTGAACATTTAGCTTGTCATATCAATGACGTGTCAATATTGTTTACTGTATGGGGGGAGAGGGCGCGATGCCCTCTCCTTTTGTCAGATGCCCATCCGGAAGCCCCGGACAGGCAGACCGCAGACAACGATTTCGCAAAAAATGAAATTTTGGCGAAAATCAAACACAACAACACAACAACACAACATTTCGGGTATAATAACCAACAGTGGGATAAGGATTGAGGGATATAAAACACTATATTTCAGAACTTTATCGTTATTATTATATCGTGTTGTGTTTGTTGTGTTCTGTTGGGTTTCTGTTGGGTTTGTGTTGTGTTTTGCCCCGTTTTGTTGTGTTTTGATTGTTAAAACGCTTTTTGGCCGAAGTGTTAAAAGTTGTAAATGTTGTGTTCTGAAAACCGAAACCCAACAAAAACCAACACCTGATGAGGGGGTAACACAACGAAACCCAACAGAACCCAACAAACACAACACCCTGTTTGTAGAAGCAAAAACCGCATCAATTCTACATTTTAACAAATGAAAGGTTTTTTAATGTTGTGTTGTTGTGTTTGTTTTGCAGAAAACACATGGATATAAAAAAATGCGTCCGCACACGCTTGATGATGATTGAGTAACTTTGACAAAATAAATTATCTATGAAAAAGAAGAAAGACCTTTTCCGCGTCATCGTGCCATGCAAGGGCTATGTGAAGGCCTACCTGCTGGCCAACTTCAGCCGTCCCGATGACGATTGGCCCGAACTAATAAATTTGTCCTCCGACAAGCCCCTGCACGACTATTTCATCTCGCTGCTGCGGAAGGGCGACGAGCATCACGACAGTCAGCTGAAGGGCACACGCTACCGCTACCAGGTGAGCATCGAAATCACCTCCGACCAGTTCCTGCGCTACGGCTGGCTGCTGACGATGACCGACACGATGCGGTTCAATGGCATGTTGGAGCGGAGGGTGAAGCACATGCTCTACTCGTATGTGGGAGCGCTGCGCGTCACCGGCATGCCGCTGATGGAGTGCATCCGCCGTTTCCGTGAGCGCACGCATATCCAGGAATGGATGTGGGATACCGACAGCATCCGGAAGGATCTGCAGCGCCACCTGGTCTACGACCCCGGCATGATGGAGGATTTTTTGAGAAAAATCGAGCAAAATGTCTGGGCAACACTGTCCAAATGTGGGACGGTGACCGACATGGGTCTCCAGAATTATACCGACGAATATGATAGATCTGAATTTTGACTTCAAGACAGTGGGTGGCGTGGCCAACATCTACGTCATCCCTCCCAGTGCCTTCGGTGGCATCACCACCAACTACGCCACGAAGCGCCACAGCATCCAGGTGACCAGTTTCACGTCCGTCATCCGCATCCCCCGCTATGCCGACGAGACCTTCTCTTTCGGCGAGAGCCACGGGCGTGACGAGCATGGCGACTACTGGGAGCCCATCGTGCAGGGCGTCATCCCGAAGGCCTCGCTCGACAATGCCGACATCATCGAGACCCTGGAGCGTGGCGAGTGGATAGTTCTCACCCAGGATCACAATGGTGCGGTGCGCGTGTGTGGCGATGCCGACACGCCCCTCTTCTTCTCCACCGATGCCGGCAGTGGCAGTGCCTACACCGACCGCAACCAGACCGCCTTCACCATCTCCGGGCGCCTGGGCCATCCGTCGTATGTCCTCGACTATGAGCTCTGAAAAATTTTCTACTTTTGCTGCTTTTTGGGGGTAGGCTGTCACGGCCGCCCCCCAAATTTTTCTCCAAATTTGCAAGACATCAACAATACGATACTATGCACAAAATCAAATTACAAGGCGAGATAGACAGCTGGGGATACGCCCGCTATCTGCTCGAATACGACTTGCGGCAGGTGCCTGAGGGCGAGCCTGTGGTGCTGGAGATAGACTCTCTCGGAGGCGACGTGATGGAGGCCATCAGCATCAGCAACATGCTGATGGAGCGCGGCAACGTGACTGCCCACATCGTCGGTTTCGTGGCCAGCGCTGCCACATGGCTCTGCTATGGGTGCGACAAGGTCATCATCAACGACGACTGCGCCTACCTCATCCACAAGTGCAGCAGCTACATCGACGCCTGGGGCATGATGAACGCCGACGAGCTTGACGCGCTAATCGAGAAGCTGAAGAGTGAGAAGAAGAGCAACGAAGCAATAGACCTCATCATCGCACAGAAGTACGCCAAGCACTCGAAGGGCAAACTCGATGTGAAGGCTGCCTTGAAGCTGATGAAGGAGGAGCGGTGGATGTTGCCCGAGGAAGCACTCTCCCTCGGCCTTGTCGACGAGGTGAGCGAGGAGCACGTGCTTGCCAAGAGCAACTATGCCGCACGGCTCCATGTTATGAACTCGATGGCCGGCATGCCCAAGTTGCCTGAGAAGTTCATGGAGAAGGACGGACGCCCCGAGCGCTTCAAGTTGCACGATCCCGATGGTGACGACACCACCGTCGAGACGGTCGACGAGAAGAAGTCGTTCGTGCAGCGCGTGAAGGAGGCCCTCACCGAACTGTTTGGTGGCAGCGTGGCCATGTTGGCCCGCACCGCCGACTCTGGCACCACCGTCCTCCCCATGGTGGAATTTGCCAGCACCGAAGAAGACCCAAGTGTAGTAAATCAGAAAATAGAAGTGATTATGAACAAGAAGTATCAAACAGTGAACCAGTTCCTCGCTGTCGAAGGCATCGAGGAACAAGACGGGAAACTCATGGTTCCCGCCGACGACATGCAGAAGATTGACGACCGTCTGCAGGCAGCCGATGGGCTCCAGCAGAATGTCGACACGCTCACCACCGAGCGCGACCAGGCACGCCAGTCGCTCGCCGACATGGAGGCCAAGATCGACGCCCTCTCGCCCGAGATAGCCGGCAAGGCCAACCTCGCCGAGAAGTTGGACGCCATCAAGGACCTGCTCGCAAAGGTAACCAACGTCACCACCGAGGTGCATGCCCAGAACGAGGGCAACGGCCATCAGGAGGAGGAGTTCGTCTCCGACCCCATCAACAGTGTGGTGCAAGCCTACCGAAGATAGTTTTCTCATTTTTCTCTAATTTAATTGTTTAAGTGATTATGGCTGAAATCAAGAAACCCAAGAATGTGCAGGCTCCACTGGCCACCGTGACCAGCATGGACCTGACAGCCCCCATCGACATCCAGGCTGTCATCGGCGCAGTGAAGCTCCACGAGGACCTTCTCACCGCCATCGACATGCTCGACGCAGGTGAGGTGCTGCAGCATGCCTATGGCATCCCCGGAGTCACCGACTCCATCACCCTGGGCCGTGTAGAGAACGGCTCCGTCAGTTCAATGTACAACGGTGTCTTCATCGGTCGCAACCAAGCAGGCAAGGTGGTGCCCCGTACGCTCACCGTTTATCCCGTCAAAATCGAGGAAGCCGACGAACCCGAGCGCTACCGCCGCACCTACGTCACCGAGGTGCGTGGTGGTCTCTACGACGGTGGCCACCCCTTCGAGGTATGGCTCATCGACCACGTGCTGAAGCTCGCCTCCCAGGATCTTCTCAACGTGCTCTTCACTGCCAAATATGACTCCACCCAGATCAGCGGCTCTGCCAACACCGACATCAAGCATGCCTTCAACGGCTGGGGGGCCATTGCCTGGGATGAGATCACGGCTGCCACTCCCACCATCAGCACCGCCATCGGCAACATGTTCGCCACCGGCGTGATGACCAACCAGAACATCGGCGACCAGCTGCTTGCCATGTGGCGCAGCCGTCCCGAGACCTTCCGTCGCAAGAACTCGAAGATCTTCATGAGCGCCGACCTCGTCGACATGTACGTCGACTGGTACGAGGCCAAGTACACCTTCGTGGCTGGCGTAGGTGATGACGAGAGCCATCCGCTCTACCTGCGTGGCACCCAGAAGCGCTGTGAGATTGTTCCGGTTTACGGACTCGCAGACCAGAGCCAGTTCGTCCTCCTCACCACCCAGCGCAACATGTGCTACGGTTTCGACAAGGAGAGCGATATGAAGACCGTGAAGCCGTTCAACAGCGGCAATCCCTACTGGTTCACCATGGCCGGCAAGTACTTGTTCGGCACCCAGTTCGCCTCTATCCACAAGAGCGAGTTCTGCGTCAACGACCGCCGTCTTGCTCCCGACTACATCGCTGTGACCTCTCCCAGCGGCAACCCGAAGACTCAGGGCTGGTACGTGAAGAGCGGCAATGACTATGTGGCTACCACTGACACCTCCGTGCAGCAGGGTACGACCTATTACGCCTGGACCATCTAAAAATTCCCGACTATGGCATATTGTGTTAATTTAGCAAACATCGACAGTAATGTCTCCTGCGCCGAGTCGGCCAACATGGGCGGTCTGGTGCCCAGGCTCATATTCGGCTACTGGGACGACGTGGCCACCTGGCCCGACCTGCCCGACCAGGCAGCAGCGGGCGGCGTGTCGCTCGAGGCTGCCGGCGTCATCACTGGCGACGTGGTGATGGCATCCATCGCCAAGGCCTTCCAGCTCTACTTCACCGAGGAGGTGGGCTCGTTCTCCATCGCCCCTCAGGGTGACAAGGGCAACATCTCGTTCCTCTACACCCTCACCTTCATCAACAAACGCATCCGCAAGAAGATTCTCGGCTTCCTCAACGCAGCCAAGAACCGCAAGATGTTCTTCATCGTGCAGGATGCCAACGGCACATGGTATCTCATGGGCGACAAGTACCGTGGTGCCATGCTCACCGCTGGCGAGGGTGCCGTCACCGGCACTGCATCGACCGATGCCAACCAGGTGACGAGCGTGTTCACCTACGTTTCGCCGGGTGCCTACACCTACGAGGGCGACACCGAGGACCTTCTCTCGAACCTGACACAGGGTGGTGGCAGCGGCACGCAGACAGCCGGATAGCCCTGCGGCAAGAGTCTTCTTCTGAAATCACTGGGGTTCCGAAAGGAGCCCCTTTTTCGTGTCCTTCCGTATCGCCAAAATAGTCGCTACCTTTGGCGTGGCAAAAATGAATTATCTATGGAGTTTGACAACAACTATTTCACCGTGCGCGAGCAGGCCATCCGATGGCTCAACCGCGACGCCAGCAAGCGTGACTTCGCCCAGGGTCTCTCGATCCTGGAGCGAATGCGCTTCAAGCCCCTCCTCTGCCGCCGTCTGCGCATGCACAAGGAGAGCCCCACGACGATGGCCATCCTCACTGCTGCCCTTCGCGACGGCGCCAACTTCTACCGCAACCCCGACAACCCGAAATATGCCGACGGCATACCGGCAGAGCTCGAGGTGGAGGAGTCGGGCACACACCAGGACGTGGCCACCGAGGCCGACATCACCGTGAGTGAGAAAAAGAAACCAGGCAACTATCCGCCCAACGTGGCCAAGGTCTACAAGTGGTTTGCCGACGCCTACAACCTGCGCGACCGTCTGCACCGCGACCTGCGTGGCATCGGCGAGGGCAACGACGCCCAGTCGATGGCCCGTCGCAAGGACCTGGCCACACGCATCGACAATCTGTCGGCGCGGATGGACCGTCTCTACATGCTGCGCGAGGCCTACCACGACAGCGGCATCATCCCCACCGACGAGCAGCTGGCCGAACTGGCACCCAATGCCCCTGCCCCATCTGCCCCCGCCCCGGTGATAGAGGGCGAGTCGTCGTCGACGCTGCGCAAGAAGGACGAGGACTTTGCCTCCATGGGGCGCGATGAGCTCATGCGGCGTGCGCACTCGATGAAGACTGCCATCACCCGCAAGCGCAACATGCTGCTCTACCAGGCCACCAGCAAGAAGGCCAAGGAGAACCCCATGCCCCTCTGCCCCCGCCGCACGAAGATAGAGGCGCAGATACGCATCCTCGAGGAGAAACTCTACCATGCACGCTCGTGCCTGGCCAAATTCGGATAAGCCATGCCCACCCGGAAAGCACTCGCCGACCTCTCTGCCGACGACATCCTCGCGTCGATACTCGACCCTGAAGGCTCGCCCCTGCCCGCGAAATACGAGGCAGAGAAGCGTCGCGTGATACAGGCCTCCCGACTGTGGGATACCTACCCCAACGAGCGGCGTGTGGCCTACATCCTTCAGGCGAAGTACAACATCTCGCTGAAGACCGCGCTGCGTGATGTGGAACTGGCCAAACAAGTGTTCAAGACGCAGCACACCTTCGACTACGACGCCACCGCCATGTGGATGATCAAGGACCAGATAGAGCTCATCAACAAGTGCAAGATACAGGGCGACCTGAAGGAGTGGAACAAGGCCAAGAAGGTGCTGCAGGACATGGTGGAGAAACTCCACCCCACCCACGAGGAAGACCCGTCGCGCCTGCAGGCCAACCTGTTCGTGCTCAACGTCACGGCCAACGGCCACCAGTTCCAGATGCCTCTCGACAAGGTGCGCGACCTCGACCCCGACTCGCTGAAGAATCTCATCGACTCCCTGGCACAACCCATCGAGGATGCCGAGGTGGAGGAGATTTTCGACTCATAGTGACAAATCTTCATTTTTTTGACATGAGGACTGAATCATAGTGAAAAATATTCAATTCTTTGACATGAAAAACAAATTGTTGAAAAACCATAAGCTCATCAACTTCCTCGTAGATCATCGCAAGATCACGCTCGTGTCGGTGAACGCCACCCATGTGATATGCACCTTGAGCGACAAGTTCACGCCCGACGACGTGAAGCCTCTCTGCGATGCCATCGGCCAGTGGCCCATGCCGAGGAAGCAGGGCGACAGGAAGTATATCGTGTTTGAGCGGTTCCCCAACTTCGACAAGAATGGTAATTAACAACGGTGACTACTGGGAGGAGCAGGTGCGGGTGAACCCCGCGCAGATGGCCTTCATGCTGCTGCAGGCCAAGCAGAAGTATGCCATCTTCTCGCGTGGTACCGGCAAGTCGTACATCGCCGCCACCGAGGTCGACGAGAACGTGCGGCTCATGCCACGCGGCATCACCTCGCTCACCCAGGCCACCATCGGCCAGGCGCTCACCAAGACGCTGCCGTCTACCTTCAAGATGCTCGAGTCGCTCAACTACCGGAAGTATGACTACAACACCCACACTGGCGACTACGTCATCTGCCGGCAGCCTCCCGAGGGCTTCATCCAGCCCTACGAGCACATCATGAACTTCGACCACTGCATCACCTTCGCCAATGGCCATGTGCTCTACATCCTCACGCAGGAGGGCAACTCCCGTGGCCCGTCGGTCGACTTCAACATCACCGACGAGGCACTCACCATCAACAAGGAGAAGTTCGACCAGGAGAGTGCCCCTACCAACCGAGGCAACGAGTTTATCTTCGGCAAGAAGTCCGACCATCCCATCCTGAAGCACCACGGCAACCTCTTCCTCTCGTCGATGCCCTATGCCCCGCAGCAGAAGTGGCTGCTCGAGCCTGCGAAATACTACGAGGAGGAGCGTGGCGTGCGCCTGTTCGACACCTGGAACAAGATTGTGGGGCTTCAGATGCAGATGATCGAGGCGAAACTGGCCAACGACAAGGGCAAGTTCCGTGACATCTGGAACGAGTGCGTGCGCCTGCGAAAGACCATCACCCCCTTCGTGTCGAAGGACAAGACGCTCTTCATGCTGGGCAGCATCTTCGACAACATCGCCAACGTGGGTCTGTCGTACATCCTCAACCAGTACAAGGTGATGGACCGCCTGTCGTTCATGATAGAGATTCTGAACTACATGGTGGACCGCGTGGAGGACTGCTACTACAAACTCGACGAGCGGCACATCTATTACAATGCCACCAACGACTCCTACATCCGCGACTTCGCCGAGAACACCGACTGGGACATGCGGCGCCTGGCCACCGAGGAAGACTGCCGACGTGACCTTGACGTCGACCCACGCGCACCCCTGGAGATAGCCACCGACTGGGGATCGTCGGCCTCCTTCCTCACCGTGCAGCAGGAAAGGAACTACGACTTCGTCACCCACCTGATGTCGCTGTGGCCTGTGCAGTGCGTGGTCAACGAGTTCTTCGCCATGCGCTCAGAGGAAGACGACACCCTGGTCAATGCCCTGTGCGACAAGTTCTGCCGGTACTACGAGAACCACCCGGTGAAGAAGGTCATCTTCTTCCGTGACCGGTATGGCGATGTGCGCCGTGCCAATGCCAAGAAGTCGTACAACGAGATGTTCGTCGACCGCATGGTGAAGCGTGGGTGGCAGGTGGAGCAGCGTGTGCACGGAGGCATGGAGCCACCCCAGCACGACAAGTTCCTGCTGTGGATGAACATCCTGGCCGAGAGCGACGCGAGGTTTCCCCATGTACGATTCAACGGTGACCACTGCAAATACACCCTCATCTCGATGAACAACACGAGGGTCATTACCGGGCGTGATGGAAAGTTCGAGAAGGACAAGCGCTCGGAGCGCAACCAGTCGGTCAGCCCACTCGAGGCCACCCACTTCGGCGACTGTGTCGACAAACTCATCTGGACGAAGTACGGACAGCTCATCCGCTCGTCGTATGAGTTCGTGGATGTGAAAATCTGAAAAAATTGTTAAAATGTCATATTTCAGAAAAAAAGCGACTCCAATCGAGATTGGTCGAATAGGGCGCGGCTGGAGATAGGAAGGAAACGTCGTTTTGATTTGGTGGCATTGAGGGGCTTTTCGGCTGGTTTTTCGGTGATTACGATTTTATTAATGTCTTGGCATTATTCATTAAATATGTGATTTTGGTATGGATTTAGAGACGAAATTGGCACTCAGTTGGCTGGTGGTGTTCGTGATGGGTATGCTTATTGGCTGGTACGTCACATGGACGAAATATCACCAAGAGGAAGAGAAGCGGAAGGCTGTGGAGGCATACAAAAACTCCATCAGGACAATGAACCCACCTCCCAGTTATGACGATTGCCTGTGCAATATCATTCACGAGCTGAACCGCCTGCCCGTAGACGAATATCGCATTCTTGATGGAAACAAATTGTTCGTGTTTAAAAATACCAATACAGAAGAAAATGAGACAGGAGAAGACGGTGTTGAGTGACAGTCAGGTGGCGGAGTTGCGCCTGGTGTACAAGACGATGACGATAGAGCAGCTGTGCTGTAAGTTCCATGTGGGCACGGTGCGGTTGTATGAGATTCTGCGTGAGTACGGGATGGATGACCGCCTGCCCATGAAGCGGAGGAAGACGGAGGTGATAAAGGACGCCCAGGTGCGGAAGGAGCCGAAGCCGAAGTGTGCCTACTGCAAGCGCTTTTCCTCTTCGGGTGGTGTGATGCAGGAAGGATGGTGCATGAAGTTCCGGAAGCGGGTGAGGAAGTCGGGCTGGTGCTCGGAGTTCCTCCCTCCTCAGGATGGCCAGTTCGTGCAGGTGATTCATCCGTCGAGTTAAGCACGATGAAACCTGCTTAAAATATGTTCTACAACATGTTTTGAGAAATAATCCCGGAATCGTGGTGGCGGTTTCGGGATTGTTTTCTATTTTCGTGCGACCAAAACACTATTGATATGAGAAAACTACTATTACTGTTATGCCTGTTGTTTGCTGCGTCTGCCATGGATGCGCAAAACCGTAAATTCTACATTGATGCTGTCATCACGCCAGCTGACATCCTTAGTCAAGGAGTGGATGCTTTCGTTGACTTGGGTACCGGCAGGGAAGACTCTTATGGTCATCTGAAGGTAGGTGATAAAGTGAAGTTCCGTTCGCCCATGGAGATTGTGAACTATTTCACAGGAGAAGGATGGACACTCACCCAGATCGTGGAAATAGGTGTTGGAGCTGGAAATGCTGCCCTGATGCAGTCTCTAACTGGTATCAGCAGCGAGTTCGATTATCCACACTACATTTTCGAGAAGGAGGCTGGCAGCGTGGACGAAGCGGTAGCCGGCATCAATTTGGTTTCTGGACAGGAGATGAAGAAATATAAGAAAGAGCAGAAGAAAGAGAAGGCGAAGGAGCGTGCGAAGAAGCGAACCGACGATATGTACTACTGATTTTTATGTTCTACAACATGTTTTGCAAAATAATCCCGAAATCATGATGATGGTTCCGGGATTATTGTTTATATTTGCAGCGCTAAATCATAAGTGCGGTACGAGATGCCGCCGACCGAAAGTCGGCTATTTTTGTGCCCATACATAGAGAGAATATTGACACATTGCCGTGTCGTGGTGTCGGGTAGCGGTAACGCCCCGAGGGCCTTAGCACTTATGAGCCCAGCAGCACCACGCATGGCTTTTTTTTATGCAAAATCATAAGTTATGAAAGCAAGAACTTTGAAAGAGACGTCCGCCATCGGAGCATGGCTGGACATGGAGAGCAAGAGCTTCACTGCTCTATGTGGCGAACCGTACACCCATTTCGAGGTGTTGTGCGTGATGGCGGGGTCGATGGCCCTCATCCCCCTGGTGTGCCTCGGTGTCTATGTGGTCAGCTGGCTGGCAGGAGGTCTGGTATGAGTAAATTCGAAAAGAAGGAATGGCATAGTTCAATGTCAGACCTCAAGAATCGGGCAAAGAAATACGTCAATGCCTGGGCTGAGGTATTGCAAAAAATCGGTGATACCGACGCCGAAGGTATGGTCAAAGAAATGTCAGCTATGGGATACGCCTTGGGTCTCATGTCAGGCAAGCTGAGCGATTGCGGCATCGAGGGATTCACGCTCACGCTCGGAGGAATGGCTCTTTCCATCGTAGGTGAGGAGAGAGCCGAAAAGATACAGTGGGCTGTTTGGGACAAGAAAGGTGGGTTGCATACATCAGATGAGTCATTCGAAATTAAGGAAGGAGGTGAGCAATGAGCAAACTGATGCTTAACGCCCGCATGACGGAGATACTTGGCTCGTTCTTCGATGACGAGGAGATGATGAGCATTCACCTCGACAGCATCAGCATCCTTATCTCCATGGTGCTTGACTCTGACGACGACGATCCTCAGAAGGTGCTCGACATGGTGAACTTCCTTCACCAGCTGCAGAGTGTCTTCCAGGCCGTAAGGAAGGAACTCTTGGTAATGGGGCGTGTCCCCTGAAGATAAGCGCAACCGTCCTATCTTTGCACTATCTAATTGCCATATTGGGTTGAGTTAATAGTGTTAATGTTAGGTTGGTTAGAAAAGTGGTTGGGGACTGAGCAATCGGTCCCCGACCTTAACCCCCGAAAACACGAAACCGATGGAAGTATATATCAGTGGCAAGATCCGTGGCCTTGAAGCGGATGAAGTGAAGAAACTATTCGGCGAAGCCGAGAAGACCCTGAAGGAAATGGGATGCGAGGTGGTGAACCCCCTCACGCTCATGGACGACCTGCCCGCCGCCGTGCGTGATGACGAGCGCAGCCTGCTGCTCTACCTGCTCACCGAGCTCTCGCACTGCGATGCCATCTGGATGATAGAGAACTGGCGACAGGACAGCCATGGCACTGCCTGCGAGTATCACTTCGCCCGCAGCCTGGGCATGAAGGTGATGAACGCTGACGACGACATGCTCACCCAGTTGCTCTCGAAGCGCTACCGGGCCTACGGCAGCACCGAGGAGTGGATGGCGAAGACCTCTGCCGAACTGGCGATGGAACTCGACGAGATGGTGGACTGCTCGCCATCTGACGTGGCCGCCTGGCTGCGCGCCCATGGCTTCAAGACCAAGGTGGTGGATGGCACCTATATGTGGGTGGTGTTTGAAAAGGTTTGAGGTTTGAGATTTGAGGTTTGAGGTTTATCATGCTTCTGCTCTCACGATGTTTGAGATTTGAGATTTGAGATTTTTTTCGTTAATGGAGATTTTCTGGATATAATCTGTTTTAGTAGTTTAGTTTTTTTATAGGAAATAAGCGATTAGTATTTAATTCTTATTCATCAAGATTCTTAATGTGTTAGAGAATCAACGGATTTTCAATGTTTTGGAGAGGGCTGCCCGCGAGGGTGGCCTTTTTCATTTTTACGTGTCCCCCATGGGCAATGGTTTTTGCGCTATCTTTGCGGAAAACAAAGGATATGGACTCATCTATTGATTTCTCGGTGGCAGATGCCAATGTGACGGCGATGGAGTTGGACTCCATCGAGTTCTCCAGCCTGACCACGGGCGATGCCCTTGGCATAGAGATAACGGTGTATGACGGCAACACCTCGTCGGTGCACGACAGCTGGTATACCACCTACTACGCCGACCACGATGGCAAGGTGGTGCTGAGCGACCTTGCACGCGTGTGGAACTCGTACATCCTGGAGCACCGCCATGGCGTGATAGAGGAAGACTCCCCCGCATCACTCCTCGGAGGCCTGAAGGTGAAGATCGCCTACACGATCGTCGCCACGGGAGTGACCGCCAACTGTGTGCGCCACATCTGGTATGCCACCCGCAAGGACGGCATGACCGTGGCAGCGCTCAACCTGATGGTGCCCTACATGAACCTGCGCAAGCGCACCTTCATGGATGCCGAGGAGCGCCTGTATGTGGCCGGCCACACCCTGAAGGCGGTGACCGTGGTGGCCACCTACGTGAAGAACGGCGCGGTGAGCACCACCAGCTACAGCGTGACGGCTGCCGTGACCGACTACTGGGGATACTGCTACGACCTCTCGCCCGCCTATGTGGCCGAGCATCTGCCTTCGGGCGGAGTGCTGAAGGAATACACCGCCACTCTGGCCGACGGCACGAACTCGTGCACCTGGCTGGTGGAGCAGCAGCACTATGCGCAGCGCACCGAGCTGTGGTATGTGAACCGCCGTGGCGTGTATGAGAGCCTGTGGCTGACGGGTGCCGAGGAATGGAAGCCTGAGCGCACTGCCGACTACGGATGGGCTGGCGACGAACTGGCAGCCCTTGACGTGGACGTGAGAGACGGCTTCGTGGCCCGTGTGGGCTACGTGGACGAAGCCACGCTGGAGCAGCTGCGCGACCTGTCGGCATCGCCCCGCGTGTGGAAGTGGCACCCATCGACGCAGACATGGCGTAGGGTGACCATCACCGGAGTGGACTTCAGCCGTGTGCGCCCGACGAACCAGGCACGCACGGGTGTGGTGGAGTACGAATATGCAAGTAGGTTTGAGATTTGAGGTTTATCATGCTTCGCATGATGAATATCGGCTGCGCCTCGGCAATTAGAGCAAGCTCTATTGCTCTCGGCTTGCACGATATTTGAGGTTTGAGGTTTAAGATTTAAGATTTTTGATATGGATATACTATTCAACAACAAAGGCGTGCCATTGATGTTCACCTGTGGCGAGATGGGCGGTGAGACCTTCACCGACGCTGCCATCCGCCGTAACATGGCCCAGCGCGAGGTGCTGCAGGTGCACGACAACTGGGCCTACGACTACCTCTGGGTGGGCAGCCACAAGGTGGTGTCGTGGGGAGAGGCCAACCAGTTTCCGCAGTGGGCTGCGAAGCTGATCAAGGAGACCACCGTGCTGAACACCGGTCTGCAGTATCTTCTTTTCCTCATGCTCGGGCAGGGCATCTTCGGCTGCCGTGTGGTGGGCATCAACGACGACGGGTCGGAGCGCGTGGAGCCCATCGACGACCCCCGTCTGTCGCGGTTCCTCGAGAGCCGTGTGGTGAGGAAGTACATGGAGAAGGTGCTGCGCGACTACCTGAAGTTCGGCAACGGAGCGGTGCAGTTTGTGCCCACCATGGACCTGCGGGCCATGCAGATTCTGAATCCCCTCAACGCGCTGTGGTACCGCTACACCGAGCCTGATGCGTTCGGATCGCAGGAATGCGTGGTGTCGGGATGGTGGCCAGTGATACCCCAGGAAGACCAGTATCAGGTGCTGCCCGTGCTGCGCGAGGTGGACCCCGAAGGCCATGCCGAACTGCTGAAGGCAGCCGGGAAGATGCCCAAAGGCTTCATCTACCCCGTGCGCGACTCCTGGAGTAACGAGGAAATCTACTGCGAGCCCCGCTGGTGGCCGGCATGGGTGGCCGGATGGGTTGACATTGCCCACCTCGTGCCCACCTACCTGAAGAAGGCCTACAAGAACCAGACCACCTGGAAATGGCATGTGCAGATACCCTACTCGTACTGGGAGAAGAAGTTCCCGCCCAACGACTTTGCCAACCCCGAGGACCGCAAGAAGGCCATACAGGGATGGATGGACGCCGTGGAAAGGAACCTCATCGGTCCGGACAACGCCGAGAAGCCCCTCTTCACCAACTACGCCGTGAACGAGATGAACGGACGCGTGGAAGAAGAGTGGAAGATCACCGCGCTGGCCAACAAGTATACCGGCAACGAGAACCTCGTGACCTCGTCGGCTGCCAACAGCGAGATACTGTTCGCCCTGATGGTGAACCCCAACGTGATGGGAGCCGGCATGCCCGGCGGAGCCTACTCGCTGAACCAAGGCGGAAGCAACATCCGCGAGGCCTTCCTGGTGAACATAGCCAACGCATGGAAGGACCGCCAGCAGCTGCTCGATCCGCTGGAGCTCTACATCAGGATGAACGGCCTGCCCGAGTGCCAGCTGCGCTACCGCTCTACCATCCTCACCACCCTTGATACCGGTGCCGGAACGGCCCACACGCTGTCATGACGAAGGAGATACCCGCCCGCGTGATGCTCGCCGACATGGACGTGCGCTACGACCGCTACGGCAAGCGCCGCACGTTCTCGCTGAAGTTCGTGTCGCTCGCCGGCAAGCTCTACTACCTGCCAAACGCCTATGCGCAGGGAGCCGGGAAGATGAACAACAAGGAATACCGGATGCGCGGCATTCAGCCCTGCTGCCCCAGTGGCAACCCCGAGGGCCATGCCTACGCCGTGAAGATAACCAACATCCTGGAGTATAACGGCCACCCGGTGAGCTGGGGAGAGGACAACGCCATGATGGCAAAGGTTTGAGGTTTGAGATTGGAGATTTGAGATTTATTCTTTTGGATTATGATATTTAGTGAAGACTTTTGGAAAAGTGAGGGTGAAATGAAGCGCGTGCTGCCCGTGTCGACAGGCCTGTCGTGGGTGCGCATGGCCCCTCTGCTGGAGAATGCGCAGCGTGACTACCTGGTGCCCCTGCTCGGCGAGAAGCTGAGCGACGAGATATCGTGGATATACGAGGAGGAGCAGCCCTCGGAGCGCAGTGCTGCCGAGACCGTGGTGCTCTACCTGGCACAGCGTGCGGTGGCCAACCTCGCCTTCTGGGCCAACTTCGACGCCCTGTCGCTGCGCATCAGCGACCAAGGCTTCCAGCGGCAGGAGTCGGACTCGTGGAAGCCCGCCTACAAGTACCAGGAAGACAACCTGCGTCAGAGTTTCGCCAACACCGGTTTCAATGCCCTTGACCAGCTGCTGCAGCAACTGGAGGACCACATGGACGAGTTCGACGCCTATGAGCAGTCGCCCGCGTGGCTGGAGGCGCAGCGCAGCATCGTGAGGGGCACCGACGAGGTGCAGGACATCTACGAGATCAACAACTCGCGCCTGGTGTACCTGCGTCTGCTGCCCGTCATCCGTCAGGTGCAGGAACTCACGCTGCAGCCCATCCTCGGCGACCATCTCTACGAGGGCCTTGTGGGCTACCTGAAGGGCGACGTGCCCGAGGACATGTCCGGTATACAAGAGAGTGTGTGGCGACGGCTGAGAGACCACTGCCGTAAGGTGGTGGTGATGGCAGCCGTGAGACAACTGCTGCGCACCACGGGCACGGTAACCAACCGTGGTGCCTACTTCACCTCGGTGGGCGGAGGTGGCGGCACGCAGAACACCCAGCCCGTGCCCGACGCACGGCTGAGTCTGCTCATCGCCGACGCCGAGCGCGCCATGGCAGGCTACACCGCCCGCCTGACGAGCTACGTGAGAGTGTGGATGCCAGAGCAGTTTGGCGGTGCTCCGCTGCGTGCACTGGACCGTGACAACGAACAGAAACCCGCCTTCTGGGCATAAGAGATGAGAGAACTGGAGTATGAGTACAAGGTGTGGTGGTGCCCCTGGCGCAGGCGTACCACGGCAAGAGTGCCCTCGCAGTGGTATGAGATAGACCGCGAGCGGTTGCTGGCCGTGTCGATGGCTGCGATGGGCGCCATCGGGTCGGAGGAATACTTCGCGAGGATGCTTGGCATGCCACAGTCGCTCTACTCCCGTCTCGACAGCTGGAGCATCTACCAACTGCAGCAACAGTTGCGGTGGATAGACGAGGGCCGGGCAGAGACCACGCGGATGATCATCGACAAGGTGGAGACGCTGCGTGCCCCCGGCGACGCCCTGGACGGCGTGAGCCTGCAGCAGTTCATGACGGTGGACACCTTCTTCGACCAGTATACCAAGAGCATCACCGACGACAAGAAGGAAGGCGACATCAGGCTGCTCTGCCGGTTTGTGGCAGCCCTCTACCTGAGGCCCCGTGAGCGCTACGCCCTGGAACCCGTGCGGAAGACGCTGTTCGACCTGCCTGGGCAGAACCTGAGGCTGGTGGACATCGACGCCAACGCCCGGATGCTGGAGCAGCGTGCCGACCGCGACATCCTGCATGCCATCCACCTGAACTGGGTGCTCATCCGCTCGTGGCTCTCGAGAGCCTACCCCTATATGTTTCCGGAGAGCGACGGCGAGGGCAACGGGCCTGTCGTGCGCAATGTGTGGCTGACGTTCTTCGACTCCTTCGTGGGCGATGACGTGGCCCACATGGACGAGTACCGGCAGATGGCCTGCACCGACGCCTTCCGCGTGATCAACAAACGAATCAAGGACTCCCTGAAGAAAAAATGATGGAAAAGGTAAAAAATCTCTTTAAAGTTTTGGCACATAAACACCTCTTGGTGGGACACGAGGAATACGAGCCACATTTCGCCTATCTGAACGACGAGAAGGACATGCTGCTGCCCGCGCAGATGGCATATCCTTTCGTGCTCTTCGGCCATGGCGGATACGATGTGCTCGACGGTGGCGACAGACGGAGATGGTCGCTGCTGCTGAGCGTGCAGACCCATGTCTCGGACACTGGCGACGACCGTGAGAAGAACCGTGCACTGAACCTCTGCGCAGGGATTCTGGACGACCTGCTGGTGCGCGCCACCTCGCTCCCGATGAAGATGAAGGAGCCGTGGACGCGTGGCTTCGATCTGGACGGTGCACATGGCGCTCCCATCGAGAACGAGGACGACGCCCTGTGGGGATGGATGATTGAGTTCTCGGTGGTGCTGCCCTGGTGCAAGGACATCCCGAAGGACAGGTGGAAGGACTATGACTACTTAGACAACGCGTGACCATGGAAGAGCCGAGAATGACGAAAGAGGAGTTCGAGGGCGTCATCAGGGAATGGGGACGTGAGGCGAAGGCCGACATGGCATCCATCCTGCGCTCGAAGACCCACGGCACTGGCGAACTGCAGAAAATCAGCGTGACGGTGGGCGAGAGCAAGAAGACCACCTCGCACTATGCCGGCTTCAGGATACTGCGCTATGGCGTATATGTGGCCTACGGCGTGGGCCGTGGCTGGATAAGGCAGAACGGCAAGGTGGTGCGTGGCTCACGGGTGAAGAAATACAGCGAGATGTGGCACCAGATGCGCAAGAAGGGCTACACCTCTGCAGAGATAAGCAAACACGCGGTGGAAGGCAGCACTGGAGAAGGTAGAAAACCCGTGGACTGGTTCGACGCCGTGCTGGTGAAGAAGATTGGCCAACTGGCCGACCTGGCAGCCGACTACTATGGCGACTACAGCCAGAGCCAGATGCTCGATGTGCTGAACCGCGCCACCATCAAGAAAAACTATACAACATCAGACTTATAGAATCATGGCAGACAAGATAGCAAAACGCACCGTCAAAGTCTACATCGACGGCAAGGAGGTAGAGGCATCGGTCGGAATGATCAACAAGCAGGTGCGCAAGTTGCAGGGCGAGATGAAGAACCTGACCATCGGTACCGACGAGTACAACAAGAAGGTCAAGGAAATCCGCCAGCTGAACGGCATTCTGGAAGAGCACCGGCGCAAACTCAAGGGAGTGGGCGAAGAGGTGACGGGCATGAAAGGCGTCTTCGGCAACGCGCTCGATGGAATCAAGGGCAAGTTTGGCTCCATGGGCCAAAGTGTCATCGGCAACTTCGAGGGGATGCTCGGGAATATGAAGGGCTCGTGGCTGAAATTTGCCGGATGGATAGGTGCTGCCGTGGCAGCGCTGAAACTGACCATTGACGGAGCGAAATGGTTCTATAGCTACTCTGTGGAGATAGAGGAAGCGCAGCGTCTCACCCGCGAGTTCACAGGTCTCACTGGCAACGAACTCACCCATGTGCAGACGCAGATCTCTGCCGTGGCCAAGTCGATGGGCAAGGACTACAAGGACGTCCTCGGCACGGTGGACAACATGATGGGCCATTTCGGCATCACCGCCGAGGAAGCCATCAATGTCATCAAGGACGGCCTGCAGGCTGGTGGTGATCTCAACGGCACCCTGCTGCAGCAGATACAGCAGTATGGGCCCGCAGCCAAGGATGCCGGCAATTCTGTCCAGGAACTCGTGTCGATGATTGTGCAGACCCGCTCGGGCGTGTTCAGCGAGGGCGGAATGGCGATGATCCAGATGGCGGAGCAGAAGATCCGCACGATGAGCAAGTCGACGGCCACCGCCCTTGACAGTATCGGCATCTCGTCGAAGCAGTTGGAGGAAGACCTCGTCTCCGGACAGACGACGATGTTCGAGGCCGTGCAGATGGTGGCGCAGAAACTCGGCGAACTGCCGCAGAACTCGCAGGCCGTAGGCCAGGCCATGAAGGACATCTTCGGCAAGGCCGCTGCCAACGAGGGCATGGCCATGGTGACGGCCATCGCCGACATGGAGACGGGCATGGAAGGCCTGAAGGAAGTCACCGGGGAGTATGGCCAGCTGCAGCGTGAGCAGATAGAAGCCGAAGCCGAACTCACCGAGAAGTTCGAGAACATGTTCAACGTAGGCCAGACAGGCTTCCAGGAACTCACCGGGAAGGTGAAACTCTTCTGCACGAAGGCGCTCATCAGCGTCATCGACTACACGAAGAGAATCGTCAACTGGTTCATCGACTTCTACAACAAGAGCGTGCAGGTGCGCATCTCCGTTCAAAGCATAGGGTTCGCCTTCAAGACGCTGTGGACGGTGGTGAAGGCCGCCTTCAACCTGATCATCGACGGATTCAAGCATGTGGGGCAGGTCATCAAGGGCTTCGCCAACACCATCAAGGGCGTGTTCACCCTCGACCCCGACCTTATCCTGCATGGTCTGCGGCAGATGTTCGACGTGGGGCCGATGATGCGCGAGATAGGCAGCGACGTGGCTGCCGCTTTCAGGGAGATGGGCACGAACGCCGCCAACGCCTTCAACAAATCACTTGGCGACCACATCGACCTCCTTGGCAACGGCTATGAGCCAGGAGGCGGTTCGGGAGGCGGCGTGCGCGGAGAGAACAATGGCGTGTCGATGCTGCCGGCAGAAACCGGTTCTGGCAGCAAAGGAGGCAAAACCAAAAAAGGAGGAAAGACTACTGACCCAGCCAAAGAAGCAGCCCGACAGGCAGCCGAGGCACGGAAGCAGGTGCAGGAGGCGGTGAAGGCCGTAGATCTGGAATACCAGAAAAAGGCTGCCGCGCTGCGCGAGGCATATATCCGTGGAGAAATAGGCAGCCGCGAGGAACTGGAGCGGCAGCTGCTCGCCCTGGAGCGCGAGGCCATCGACAAGAAGCTGGCCATCGCCGGGCTGGAGGAGTCGGAGCGCCAGAAACTCACCGACAAACTGCTCGACGAACAGCAGAAGACCTACGAGCAGATGCAGCAGCTGCTGGAGCAGCAGCGACGCAACGAGCAAAACGACTACGAGATACAAATGGCCGACCTTGAGAAGAACATGCAGGCACAGCGTGATGTCATCAAGAAGGCCTACGACGACAGACTCATCGACAAGCAGACCTTTGACAAGGCCATGGAGGCACTTGAGAAGGAGTATCAACTCAAGGTCAAGGAAATCGCCATCGAAGAGCAGGCCGAAGCCGAGCAAAGGGAGCAAGAGTCGAAGAACCGCTCGAAAGAGATATTCGATACTGTCATGGGCTTTGCGATGCAGTTCGCCAGCATCATGGACCAGACGATGGAGGAAGTGTTTGAGAAAGGCATTTCCGGCCTGAAGTCATTCGGCAAGGAGGTACTCAAGACCGTTCTCGATTACATTGAGAAGGAATTGCTTGCCCGTCAGGCGCAGATCATCGCACAGTCAATCTCGGAGTCGAGTTGGGCGGGCATCCCCGCAGCTGCCGCAAAGATGGCACTCATCACCTCTGCCTTCGCAGCTGCCAAGGCTGCCATCGGCTCCTTCGCCGTAGGTGGCTACACTGGGAAGGGAGGCAAGTACGAGCCTGCCGGCACCGTGCACCGAGGGGAGTATGTGCTGCCCCAGGAGGCTGTGCAGAACCCAGCCTTCGCCCCTGTGCTCAACGTGGCGGAGATGGCAAGGCGCTCGGGCAGCATTGCCAACGTGAGCAGCCGTGACATCGCCAGCGCATACGGTGCCGCAGGAGGACGTGAGGGACTGGCCATGGTGGCCGAGGTGCGCAGACTGGCAACCGTGGTGACCAACCTGCGCGACCGTCTGGACGACCCCATCACTGCAGAGACCTACACCGTGGGCAGAGGCGGCATCAACGAGGCGCAGGGCCTCGTGACGAGAATGAAGAACAACGCATCGCGACACAGAGGATAAAACCATCATACCATGCTGAAACTATACATCGACGGACATCCGGTAAACATCTCGAAGGGCACTCGCACCGACTACTACGAGAAGAACCCCTTCTTCACCAACGAGGGCGACTACACCCTCGACATCGACATCAACCTGAACGATCCGCAGAACGCGAAGCTCTACAACTACATCCATCGCATGGACAGAGTGAGGCGGACGAGCCGACGCGAGGCCATACTGATGGATGAGCGCGGCGTGCTGATGAGAGGACAGGAAGTGGTGCTGGGCACGCAGAACGGTGTGGCGAAAATCCAGATCGTGGGAGGCGTGTCGGAGCTCAACTACCTGATGGGCGACAAGAAGCTGCAGGACCTGGACCTGTGGAGCCCGTTCGACAGCGACGAGGTGGTGTATCCCCCGGTGTGCTCGTTCAACGAGTCGCCCCATGCTGAGTTCGGTCTGATGGACTCAACGCAGTTTGAGGACTCGGAATCGGCAAGGAAACTGGTGTGGCAAATCGTGAACAACCCCAACTGGAGAGTGAGCGACAACGCACTGGTACAGTCGAACCCATGTCCGCAGCCCTATTTCTGGGCCATCATCAACCGAGTGATCACTGCCCTGGGGTTCGGTGTTGGTACCAACGTGGTGCAGACCGACCCCCGCTACTCGCAGATGATCATGGTGCACGCCTTCCGCTCGAGGTACATCGCCGACATCCTGCCGAGGTGGACGGTGAGTGAGTTCTTCGACGAGATACAGAAGTTCTTCAACGTCATCGTGTCGGTGAACAAGGCCACCCATGAGGTGAACATCGAGCATGCCTGGTCGTTCCTCGACCCCACAAGCATGGTGACCGTGAAACATGAGGACATCATCGACGTGGTGGAGAAGGACTTCGACCATGAGAATGAGATGACGATGGTGAGCTACAACTCCGCGCACTACAAGATGACCGACAAGACCATCAACAAGTATGCCGCACTGGAGCAATCGCTGGTGCGCGACTGCGACATCATAGCGGCGGAGACGGTGAGCGGAGCAAGAGCCTACGATGCCCATTATAACGTGGGGATATGGAAGGCCATCATCGGCGATGAGTCGTTCCTTCCTGACACATCTCCGTCGGGGTTGAATTACGGAAGCCATTGCATCTACACCCAGCAGTTCGACGGTGAGGAACGGCGGTTTGTGCTGTGGAAAGTGGAGGACAACTACTGCGCGATGAAGATGGTGGACATGTTCGGAGCAAAGAAAAGCGTGAGAGAAGGAGACCCGGATGTGGAGATGAAAATCGTGCCGGCAAGGATGGTGACGTCGCCCATCAAGGGCAACAACTCGCACTGGTGGCAGTATCCACTGCCCGCCGTGGATGGGGAGGCATCGTCGCAGAAGGGATTCTCGGTAGGTATGTACCAGTCGGAGGAGCCGAACGAGAACATCAACGACGATATCAAGACCGGATACAAGGAAGAGGAGAGCGACGACCGCGCCGACGTGATGTTCGCCGCCTTCTACTTCGGTCAGTTGCCCATCAACTGGGAGGACCCGGTGAGCCAGACGCCCAGCGGACTCGTGGTGCCCGTGGCATCGCCCGACTACCTGGTGCAACTGCACAGACTGAGCGACAGTCCTGCCGACGGCATCTTCTGGCGCTGCGCCCGCACCATCAAACTGGGCAGCGACCTGAACCGCACAATGGCCATCCGTGGCGAGCATGGCATGGATGCCTACAGCTACTCGAAGAATCCGCTGGTGGACACCTCGGTGGAGTACAAGGTGCGCTTCCGCTGCGCGAGGGCACTCGACGTGAGGCGCGTGTGGCTCATCGAGAACAGGCGCTTCTTCTGCAAGGAACTGAAATATGACATCGCCGACGGGCGCCGTAGCGAGGTGGTGGAGGGACGGTTCTTCCCACTGCTCGAGGCAGGCGCAGGCGAGGGAGGCGAGAGCGTGTTCTACGTATCCTACAACCTCTCACGCGTGGTGATCGAGCACCGTGTGCTGGAGGTGGCCGCCAACGATACACTGCACCTGGAGCTGAAACTGGAAGGTGGAGGAAGCGCATATGCCGTCATCGCCGGTACCATCGTGATGGGCAACGTGGACGTGACCTCGAGCGCCCTGACGGTGAGCGGAAGAACAGCCACCGTGCACATCGACCATGTGACCGGAGATGTGCTTGTGAAGGCATGGAAGGCATAGAGGGTGTCCCCTCGACGCCATTTTTGATTCATTATTTTTGTAGGAAAATAACCAATAACTATAAGCATGGCAGAAATCATCAGAATACCAGATGGCAACGCATTCCTATTGCGTGTCACTGGACAAATCAGAACGGGTGACTACACTGAGATCGCAGACTTCAGCGTAGTGACCCACATGGGCGTGAACTTCGTGCGCCGTGGGAGGATAGCCCAGACATTCGGGCTTGACTCACTCGGGCGCATCGTGATTGAGAACAGCGGCAACCTGGCACAGGGTGTGTATGGCGTGGAGCTCTACGGCTACTACCATGGAGAGCCATGGCGCAACTACCAGAAGAACGTTTTCCAGATCGTGAATGAGAACGCCAACAGCGACCCAGGCTCCGACAATGAGAATGAGCTGACCTATGACGTGACCTTCGATGTGACCTTCGGTGGAGACGGCATTTCTGCTGCCTTCGTGGACGCAACAGTAGCTACCCACAACAGCAACCAGGAATCGCACCCAGACCTGCGGGAGGAGATCGAGGAGAAGGTGAGCGACGTGAAGGTAGGTGACACCAGCGTCGTGGAAGGTGGTGTGGCCGTCATTGATCTCAGCGGCAAGCAGGATGTGATTGATGACCTGTCCTCCATCCGCAGTGGTGCTACAGCTGGTGGCACGGCTTACCAGAAGCCGGGCACGGGCATTCCGGAGTCGGATATGTCGGATGCTGTGAAGGCGAAGCTCGCCAAGGCGGAAACCGCGCTTCAGGAGCATCAGGATATCAGCGGCAAACAGGATGTGATTCAAGACCTGTCCACCATCCGCAGTGGTGCTGCAGCTGGTGGCACGGCTTACCAGAAGCCGGGCACGGGCATCCCGTCGTCGGATCTCTCTGCAGAGGTGCAGGATATGATCGAGAATGGCGGCAAGACGAAGTCGGTGTCGGTCAATGGCGGCACGCCGGTGACTCCCGACGCCAATGGCCAGGTGGACCTGACCATCGAGCAGGCCAATATCACCATCGGCAACGTCACTACCGGCGAGGAGGGCTCCAACGCCGATGTGACCAATAGCGGCACACCCACCGCCCCCGTGCTCAATTTCAAGATACCGAGGGGCAACACCGGGGGGCAGGGTCAGAAGGGACCTCAGGGCGACAGCGTGATCGTCGGCGAGGGCGACCTTCCGCTGGCACATGTCACTGGCCAGAGCACAGAGAAGGCTATGAGCCAGAAAGGTGTGACGGACGAGTTGCTTGATGCCGAAGCAGGCGAATATAAATCCGTTACATTAAGCCGATTGAAACAATATAGGAATTATATTAGCGGTGGAGTATGGAAAACAGCAAGTAACGACAACAACCTATGCTCTTTCTTGCCCGTGACTCCCGGGCAAATCATTAAGACTTATACGGAATTAACGTCACATCATGTGATTTTCCTTGCGTCAGGTGAGCCCGGTGCATCAGATTCAACACCTGCGTATGCAGGTGGAGTAACGGAAATGCCCGGTTGGAACAATTCACCCGGCTCCGTGTTCTATTACAAAGTGCCTGATGATGCGACTTATCTTTATATAAGACTAAAGGATGGCGGGAACGTAAAGACTCCTACTGTATGGGTCGCAGAAGTATTACCAGAAACGACAAAGCGTCTTGATAAGGCAGAGGAGGATATTCTTGATGCAAGAGCATATTCCTTCAAGGAGCAGAACCTGTCTAATCTTGACTTGGTGGAAAAATACATCTCTGGGAATGCGTGGGCAAGTGGCTCAGAAAATAATTGTTGCGTGTTTCTGCCAGTTACTGCTGGAAATATCATGCGCACAAAAAGTGTTGACAGCACCCATCATGTGATATTCCTTACATCTGGAACTTCTGGGTCTGTAGGGTCATTGCCAGACTATGCCGGCGGGCTGATTTGTCAACCTGAATATAACTCTGCGGGCGTGTGGCACTATTATGTAGTTCCAAGTGATGCGACGTATCTTTATGTGAGGACTAAAATTAGTGGCGTTGACCGCACGCCACTTATAGAGGTGGCACAAACAGTCAATGATACGATAAGTGATGTTAAGGATAATTTAGCTACGCTTCTTTCATCATTGATAAAGGCTGAAGTAGATACCTCTAATTTGACTGTTTATAATTCCTACATTTCGGGCTACGGTGTTTGGGTAGGTGGAAGTGCTGCTAATAACAACTGCATATTTGTTCCCGTAGAACCCGGCAGAAAATATTTTGTCGGCAGAGATGACGGTCTTCAGTGGCATGCGTTCTTTTTGAAGAATGATAGCATTGTCAACGCTGCGGCTCCCGCATACGCAGGAGGAATTACAACAAAGCCTGAGTGGTTTAATGGCATGAAGATTATGACCGCTCCCGCTGATGCAAGATTCCTGTATGTTAGAAGGAGATATGCAGGAAGCACCCGCACAACGAATGTTTACCATATCCAAGATTGTGCGGACGAAGAGGAAAGGTTCTTGGTCGCACAAGCACACGATGGCTCTGCTACCGTAGGGCTACTGCATTTCTCCGACCTTCACGGCGATGCCAATGCTGCCAAATTGCTCATTCAAAAAATGGACAATTATTCAGACTACATCAACAATGCCATTTGCACAGGTGACGTTGTTCATTGGTATGCTGAAGGTACATCATCATATCCTGAAGGATATGACTGGTGGAAAGAAACGGGACTTGCTGAAAAATCCCTTTTTGTCCTCGGAAATCACGATGGCGCGACAACCGCATCCACCGAATATGACGACAAAGATGGCACTGCCGCATGGGATGGGAAAGGCAGGGAGTGGGCATTCGACACCTACTTCGCTGACTATATCAGCGGGCTCGGATGTGCCATGCCGGCAGGTTACGGTGATTCCGAATCGCCGTACTACAAAGCATGTTATTGGCATAAGGACTTTGCCGATGCGAATCTGAGAGTCATTGGACTTGATGCCATCCATAGGTTTGATGGTGTGGTAAACCCATCTACGGGTGAAATTGTGTCAAGTGGATTGAAGAAGTTGACTGCCGAACAAGAAGAGTGGCTGATTGCTCGTCTTAATGAAACTCTCCCAGGTTCTGGTGATAGTGCTGCTGGATACAGTGTAGTTGTTTGCGGCCACTATCCACTTGATGATTTCAGCGAAACCACCAATGGGAAAAACAGGACTTGGAATGATGGTTGGGTTTGCAACACAAACCAAAATGGAGGAATTGCCTACGACCACAAGACTGGTGACATTACTAACTGGCATTTCACGACAATCAAAAGTATAGATTCAGACCGTAAATATTGCTACCGAAATCGTGTGGGAACAACATCATCTTGGTCGAAAGGAACTGTCAACAACATCGGTGACATTATCCAAAACTTTAAAAACAATGGCGGTAAGTTTGTCGCATTCCTTTGCGGCCACTTCCATTCCGACATGATGTTCTACCCAAAGAGTTATCCCGACCTCTTGAACATAGCGGTAACCCAGGCGGGATGGTTGCGAGGTGGCGGCAGTGAGAACAAAGAGAATCTGAACTGCACAAGGTTGTCGGCCAACTACATTGGCATTGACACCGCCACAGGCCACATCAAGATTGTTAGGCTTGGCAGCAAGGCCAACAAATACCTTGCTCCTCTACATTATATCTGCTACGACTACATCAACAAGAAAATAGTCAACGAAGGATGATACTCACGCCACAACAAGCCCTTGAAAGGCTATCCTCCCAATCCGGAAAGAGGAGAGTGAAAGGGGAATCCCCTTCGCTCTCCCTCTCCATGACCATCCACGGCAGGCTGTATGCCTTCAGCGGTGGAGGGAGGACGATCATCGCTCCGAATGATGACCGTCTGCCTGCTGTCTTGGCCGACTGCGCCACCATCCCTGTGCGCTCAAAGAAGTCGCCCGAACTGGCATGGTGGCTGAAGGAGTATGCCAACGAGATGGAGAGCATGAAGGAGGACACCGGAGTGAGGAAAGTGAATGCCATTCACCTTGACGCTCCCGCCGTGGTCATCGAGCCGATGCTCGGCGGCATCCAGTGGGGGCAGCGTGGTCCATGGTGGAACAACCTGAAATATCCTCTCAACGGGAAGACCTACTACTGCTACGTGGGTTGTCTGGCCACGGCCATCTCGCAGTTGCTCTACCATTGGTACCAAAGAGGTGTGAAGAGAGGGTGCCCACCCACTAAGGCCTACACCACCAAGACCAACAAATATGAGGTGAAGGCGCTGCCAGGCATCTCGATATTCGACTGGGAGAGCATGACCGACGGCACGCCCACCACATCCCAGGGCAAAAAGGCGGTGGCACAGCTCTGCCAGTACGTGAGCGCTGCGCTCGAGATGGACTACACGCCAAACTGGTCGAGCGCTAAGATGGCCAAGGCTGCACCGGTACTGAGAGACTACTTCGGCATGGGTGACGCCAAACGACTGGAGGCGCGATACATGACATCGGGCACCTTCAAGTCAGAGATCATCGAGGAACTGATGAAGGGCCATCCTGTGGTGATGTGCGGGTCGAGTGAAGAGAGCGGATGCCACGCCTTCGTCTGCGACGGGTACCGCTCGACAGACGACCTTTTCCACTTCAACTGGGGATACAATGGCAATGGCGATGGATGGTTTGCCCTAACCGCACTGACGCCAGACGACATGGACTTCACATCGAAGAAAAACGCCATCGTGGGACTTACGCCAAGTTACCTGGGCGATGTGAATGGCGACGGGCGCATCAACATGAGCGACGTCACCGAAATCATCGACACATCCATCAAGGGAGAATATAACTCGAAGGCCGACGTCAACTCAGACGGAAAGGTGGATAATGATGACGCCAACAAAGTGATCAATCATATTATTGGTAAGGAAAAACTATAATGGAGCAGATCTTAACTATCATCATCAGCGTGCTGACCGCAGTCGGCGGGTGGGAAGCCATCCGTTACTTCCTGAACCGGAGGGCCGAGAAGCGGAAGGCTGAAGCAGAGGCAGAGTCGGCGGAGACGGCTGCCACCAAGGAAGTGCAGGACGTCTACCAGCAGCTTATTGCCGACGTGAAGGCAGACAGAGAGGAACAACGGCAGTATATCATGGAACTGAAGGAGGACAGGAAGCACTTGCGTGATGAGCGTGATGAACTGCTTGCCCGCATCGACAAGACCGATGACACTGTTCGCCAGCTTCAGCGTGACGTGGCACGAAATGGCCGCATGGTGGAGAGCATGCGCCCTTTTATGTGCGGACGCGTCAGGTGCCCAAACCGTATATCCGTGACCATCTCGGATGCCGGGGTAGTTAATGCGGACAACGACAATGACCTCGCCCCCATCGACAACAGTGTATTATGAAGATAGAGCATGTAAGGATATTCAACGGCAAGGACTACTGCATCTCGCACATCTACGTCAACGGAGAGTATGTGTGTGATGCGGTGGAGGACGTCGACCGTGGTCTCGACCAGAAGATGTCCATCTCGGAGATCAGGAAGAAGAAGGTCTACCGGATGACTGCCATCCCAACCGGCACCTACACCCTCACCATGAACGTGCAGTCGCCCAAGTTCTCGCAGATGGAGTACTACAAGAAGTACTGCAAGGGATACATGCCACGACTGCTCAACGTTCCTGGATTTGATGGCATCCTCATCCACCGAGGCAGCAGCGCCAACTCATCAGCAGGCTGCGTGATCGTGGGATACAACACCATCAAGGGAAAGGTGACCGACAGCCAGAAGGCCTGGGAGAAGCTGATGAAGACCTACCTCATGCCGGCCAAGGTGTTGGGTGAGAGCATCACGTATGTGATAACCAGGAAATACAAAGTGGCGGCATGAAGACAAGAAGAACGGAAAATGGATTTCTCGTCATTGACGGAGGCCCTATGGATGGAGTATTGATTCATGAAAGTAACATATCTGCACAAGATAGGATAAATAAGGCTGGAAAAGTAAAATAATGCAACCGACAAGAAGAAAAGAGACAGGCATCGCGCTCATCACGGCAGCAATATTGCTCCTCATCATACTGCTCACGATGGGGGGCTGCGCCACCCGAAAGGTGGTGGAGGAACGGGTCTACGTGCATGACACCGTCACCGTGCACAAGAGCGACACCGTGGTGGATGTGCGAGTGGTGCAGCAGCATGACACCATCACAAACACCGAGGTGCATACCTTCACCGTGAACAATGTTGGCGACACCATCAAGGAGGTGCACCACTTCCATAACACCGAGAAGACGGTGGTGGTTGACTCCACTTATAGGTATAAGGCAAAATTGGACTCCCTGCAGGCCATTATCGACAGCCGGCAAGAGCAGGTGGTGGAGGTGAAGAAGTCCCCTCTTCCGAGCATCCGGGATATGATTGTGGGCGCACTCATCATCATCGTGGTGACTGTCGCCCTGCTACGCAGAAAATGACTTTTTTCCATACATTATATATATATATATGTACGTTAAGGTTTAAAAATGCGGCTAATTATTGATTGAAAACCCATTGGAAACCGCTCGTCCGTGAGGATGGGCGGTTTTTTTGTTGTGTTGTTGTGTTGTTGTGCCATAATATACCATCATAATTCAACAAACACCCCGATGCCATCAATGACATCGGGGCTTGGATGGACCCGCAGGCGAACGGGCCACTTTTGTCTTAATAAGGCCAATGAAAGCCTCGCCTAAATATTCTCAGCCACATGGCGGATGCGGTTGGATAGGTCGATGAGTGCTCCACGCATCTGCTCAACTTCCTCCGGTGTGAATCCACCCACACCGCCATTGCCGTCAATTCCGTCCATCTTGTGGTAGAACCACGAAGAAGAGTGCTGGAAGTAGGTGTTGGCAAAGTCGCGCCAAGAGATAGCCATCTGAATGTCTCTTACTCTCTTTTTCATGTCGGTCACCATAGCAGGTGATTCAATAATCGTTGTTTCCATATTTCAATTTTATTATAGTATAGACTCTTTTTTTTGCCTCTCCCCGTGGTGGGGAGAGGCTTTTTCTTAGTAAGGTTGTCGAATCATGTTGTCGAACAACTGTTGAGCGAACCAAAGCAATTCCGGATATCCATCGGGAAAAGACTTGTTGTAGTTTCGGATAGCGGCGAGAAGTTCGCTCTCTTCTTCTGTCACCTTCATCCATTTTGTTTTCTGTTTCATAACTCATTGTTTTATTAAGACATTGCAAATTTACTACAAATTTTTGTATTATCCAAATTTTTACTACACTTTTTTGTAGTAAAATTGATTTTTTCACAATATGCCATCATAATTCAGCAGCAGCGCATTCGCTTCCTTGATGTCCTTCGGCGTGTAGGTGTCGGTGATGAGGATGGAGGAGTGGCGGGCCTGGTCGCGCACGGTGAGGATGTCGACGTTCTGGCGCAGCATGTTGGTGATTCCGGTATCTTTTAGGCTGTAGAACTTGTATCGCTCGGAGAAGCCCAAGTCCTTGCGCAGGGTGCGCGTCCAGAAGTCACGGAACTGCTTCTCAGTGTAGTAGGTAGGCCCCGGTCGGCAGCCCTCGCTGAAGAGATACTCATCGGCATGGTGGTTGGTGAGGATGTCGAGGTCGACCATCAGGCGGATGACCTTCGCCGGCAGCGTGATGACGGCATCGTGGCGGTTCTTCGTGTTCGTGCCATGGAGGCGGAGCGTCTGCTTCCGCACGAAGATATCCCCAATACGTATGTGGCTCATCTCCTTCGGGCGGATGAGACAGTAGTGGCACATGTAGCATGCCAGGAGAAAATGGCGGTGTTTCGTGGCCAGATACTCATGGATCTGCGCCATCACGTCATCGGGTATCACGTCGCGGTTCTTCCCCGTCTCACGAATCTTCAGGGCAGAGAAGGAGGCGGCAGGGTCGGTCTTCACGTACCGGCGTTCCGTGAGATAGTGGCAGAAGTTCTTCAGCCAGACGAGATACCCATTGCGCGTGCGGATGGTGTTGTTGCGGTCGATGAAGACATAGTCGAGGAACTTGCCTACCACGAAGGCATCGAACTGGTAGGCATAGGTGATGGGGATTTTGGAAGAGGAGATGAACTGCTCGAGGACGTGAAGGCGCGAGGAGTAGGTCTTGAAGGTATCCTCACGTAGGCTGCCCTCGTTGAAGAGCATCACGAGATAGTTCCGGTACCAGCTGACCACCTCGGGCCATAGGGTGTACTGGGTGGGTGTCTCCGCCTCGATCCAGGGATTCCACCCCGACATCAGCTTGGCAGTGAGGTCGGCGATGATCCTGTCGGCTTCGGCACGCTGCGCCCTTTTCGTCTTGATGCGCCCGAGCATGATTTTCTTGCTCCGCAGCCTCCCGATGGACGGGTCGAATGCGGAGAAAGACACATACACCTGCGATTTCTGGTGGAAGGTTGGCAAGGTGTAACCTTTGATTTGTGCGAACACCTCCCTGTTCGACTTCTTGTTGGCATCCATGTTGATTGAATTTGTGTTATCAAGTCAAATGGTGCCAATATTGTATACTATATAGGGTCAGATTCTGAAAACCACCCATCGACCATTTTTCGACCAGTGGTTTTAAGCGACCAAGGGTTAACCGACTGATAAACAGCGGGTTAACCCTTGTCAGGTCGGGATTACTGCACTTATAGAACTTAACAAACCATTTTTTAAGTTAGCCACTTAACCATTTGAAACACAAATGAACGCATTCAATCTCAACATTTTAGAGGTTGAAGTTGAACATTCAAATTGTTATTTCCGATGTTTTGTTTTACTCATTTACGTATAGAAAAGTGATGCAAATGTTGAGCAAGTCGATAAAATTTGCTCAACCGGAAAGCCCTCAAAAGGGAAGGTAAAGAAAAATCAAAAGGTAGCAATAAGAGCATTTGTCCTCTATATGTGAAAATGATTTAAACCAAACATTTATTTTGACATTTCCTATGTCTTGTTAGAAATAACCTTGTGCCAAGAAGGGTTTTGCATATGTTGTGCAAGTTTTCTAAATTTGCTCAACCGAAATCCAAAAGAATGACATATAAAAAACAAAAATGATTTGTTATGGCGACAATAAGAGCATTTATAAGGACATCATCCACCAAGAGGAAAAATGAGCCGTCTGCGGCTGTTCGTTTCAGATTGTGTGATGGAAGGGCAAGGCAGCTCTTCTACACATCTGAGATCATGGTTGACCCTGCGGCTTGGGATGCCAAGAGAGAGTGCTTGAAATCAAAGATGATGGATAGCATAGAGAGAATCAAGACATCAAGAATGATAGCCAACAGGAAGAACCTTATCCTGGAATTATATGATAGCATAGCCGACAAGAGTAACGTGACAAGTGAGGATCTTGAACTACTCATTGACAAGGCACTTCATCCTGATAATTATGAGGTTGAGGAGGTCATCGAGGAAAAACTGGATTTTTTTGAAGCCTACATGAAGTTTCTGGACGTAAAGGATTACCAGCCTTCAGACAAGAAGAACTTCATGACCATGCTACGCTTATTGAAGCGGTTTGAACTATATATGAATGCAAAAACTCCCAATGAGTTCAAATTGGATTTTGAAAACTTTAATGTTGATGTTGTCAGAGAACTGGAATACTTTGTACGAAATGAATACCTGTTTATCAACAAGCCCATTTTCAAGCTCATTTATGAGGAACTGCCAGAAAAGCGCAGACCCACACTCCGTGGAAGTAATACAGTGTTCAAAATCATGAAACGCTTCCGAACTTTCATCAAATGGACGATAAAAGAGCAGCTTCTTCAAAACGACCCTTTCTTAGGATATGAAATGAAGTCGCCGACATATGGGACACCATACTATATCACTATTGAGGAAAGGACAAGAATAGCAGAGACCGACCTTCATGCGGCTTGGGAAAAACTGCCAGACGATCAGCAGAAAACCATAAATGAATCACTAATTCCCCAACTGGAATCACAACGGGATATTTTTGTATTTCACTGTATGATAGGCTGTCGTGTGGGAGACTTGGTGCAATTTACGCCAGCCAACATTATCAACGGCCACATAAGTTATATTGCAAGAAAAACAAGGAAGGAACGTGTGGATTCAATAGAGGTTCCACTTAATCAGACAGCTATGAACATCCTCGTAAAATACTGGGATGGCCACCGCACAACAGGCAAGCTCCTTCCTTTTATATCACCCCAAAAATACAATGATTGCATCAAGATGATATTCTTGCTATGTGGCATAACCAGGAAAGTCACGATATGGAATTCCACGACTGGCAGGGAAGAGCAACATCCCCTTAATGAGTTAGCCAGCAGTCACTTGGCTCGAAGAACCTTCATTGGCAATCTATATAAGAAAGTGCAGGACCCTAACATGATTGGCAAATTGTCAGGACACGTCGAGGGTTCACGAGCTTTCGCTCGCTATCGCACCATCGACGATGATTTGAAGAAATCTCTGGTCAACATGTTGGAATAACAATATGACGTATTCGGCTGATAACACGTGCCAAACAGATTTTCACTTTTTGAAACTTTACATTATATTTGTATATAGAAATAAACCAAACAATCAGCAATATGGATATAAGTAAGATAACCGTTCAGGATGTTTTGAACAGTGGAATGTCAACGTTGTTGGTCATCAAGGCCGAAGATTTAAAGCAGACTATCTACGATGCCGTCAACGAGGCGAAACGGGCTTTGGAAGAAGACATCGCACTGAAGAATAGTGATATGCTTCTAACCACAAACCAAGTCCTTGAAAGACTAAAAGTTAGCAGAACAACTCTGTGGGTCTGGGTGAAGAAGAAATACATTGTTCCAATAGAAATTGGCGGCAGACAAAGATACAAGCTGTCTGACATCAACGCGATACTTGAAAGCGGTGACAAACTTTTCAAGTAAAAAGAAATTTCTTCCTTCCTACATTTTAAGTCATCTTTTAGGCTCATGGATTTCATGTCCATGGGCCTTTTTAAGTCTAAAAATCCAAAGTTGAGGTTAAGGCCATGAAGTGTTCAAAACGGGACACGATGTGTTCAAAACAGGACAAACGGTGTTCAAAACTCTTATTTAAACAAATTTAACTATTGGAGAAATGGCTGTTCGTTAACAGTTTTTAAGGATTTAGAATTTGTAAATAAAAAAGAAGAAATATCGAATATTATGGCCACTCTTACTAACAATTAAACTATCTCGACATTGCCGGTCAGATTGCCTCTCTCGTCCTTCTCTACCTTGATTTTAGCGTATGTATCATTCAGAATATCGATGATGCCGAGAGCCGTTGAACATATCGAAAGATTGATG